TAGAGTGCGTGCGCAGAGACCCGCAAAGGAAACCACGCAGCAGAACGTTGAAGTCGGGACGTTCGCTTTGCTCGCTATTCGCCTGATCGACCATATCAATGGCAAGAGCTATGCGGACGATAACGGCAATCCGCGGCCGTTCGGGGGTGAAGATGCGGAGATTGCGAAGTTACTCGTTGACGTGGTCAAAGAGCACATGCCTACTGTAGTGCGACGTAAGCGCGCATAAGGTCTCCATGAGCCATCTTCGGATGGCTCTTTTTTTGCCCTCTAATGTTTGCAATCCACATATGCAGTCAAGCGCCTGGAACAATGGATTAAAAGGTAATATATTAAGAGTGATGGAAGGTGACTGCCCTACACGGACAGCGGCCCGCTGACGCGCCAGTAAGCGTAAGCTGCAGACCCCGTGGGTAAGTAAAGCCGGCTACGTGAAGGTGGCAGATCGCCCGGTCTTCACCTTCCATCATGACGCCATTTCGCTCCTGAGATGACGCCATTTCCATTCTATGATGACGTAGTTTTGCGTCAATGATGACGATGGTGTGTGAGGTGTTCAACGAGGCCAAAATCGAGGTAAGAGGTTGAAATATTGATGGGATGGTGCGTGGGATGTGGGGGGAGAGGGGGAGGGGAAGTTGAAATTTAATTTCTGTTCATTCTCGATCGGTCCATATTGGGTCCGGCATGAAGAACTCTTCGTTTTTGGTCATTGCTCTGAATTCTTCCATTCCCCACACCAACTCCAGCCATAAACCACGGGCCATATTGGTTGGTCATTCAGTGTGAAAAGTGGAGGGAAACGCCGGCATGCGCCCCGTGTGTCTTGTTGCTCTGGTCTGTCGGGCATGAAAAACTTGCAAGTCCGGCAGTGCGGCCAAGACCGACGCTCTGTAAGAGCGTCAGTGCTTGGGTCAGAGAAATCCGTCATGCTTACCTCCTAGCGGCCAGCCTAATGCTTCAGCGCCTCTGCCATTGAGTATGCCAAATTTAATTTCTGTTATCATTCATTATCACGCGAACGCATTTCTTGTTCATCTTAATATGGGGTACAATAATATCCTAATATGGGGTACAATAATATCCCCATTTATGAGACTCCCCAATATGGGGTACAATAACAACATCCACCGTGCTTCCATTCCACTGTCATATGTTGGAATGGCTTATATGTGTAACACATGCGCATGGCCAATGCATTGGTGGGTCAATGTCAATGCATATGTGCGCGCCCCACACCTCATGTTCCCCAAAAATATTTCGACATCACGCAATGTATTCAATCTAATGCTCTCCCGTTTATATAAACATCTTCTACTTCTACATTCATTGGCAAATCATCTTCATCCACTTTGAATTTGCATATGATTACAATACTAACATCTTTATTGTCCTTACATACACTAAACACCACTCCTACATTATATAAACCATCGTCTATCCGTACCCATTCCGATTTCGGTGTGGTGAGCACTAACGATTTAGCTATACGTTCTAATGATAAACGCATTTCATTGCTCCATGTCTTCATGACAGGTGAATAACGCTTTACACCATGGTGCTAGTGGATATCCTGGATAATTGCGATAGAATATCACCAATCCGATGTAATGACCGAGATCATTCGCATATCTATACATATGCGCTCCTGTTGTCCATACATCATCAATGATCAATGTGGGATCGTCATAATCATGCGTAGAATATGCCTCCAAATACTTCCCCACCCTCCTACCACCACTAGGAATGCACACAATAGAAGAGAATTTACCCAACATCGGTAACGCCATTAATGCATGAGATTTAACACTTTCTTCATCGAATGCTTCATATTCGATCTTATGCTTTAGATTGATTCCAGATGATGAAATGAATTCATTAGATGTGAATGGATACAACTTGACATTAGCCATGGAATGCTCCCCTCGGATATAACACAGTGTTAGTTTCACCCCTGCCGCCCTCCCTCGACCTCGACCGCATGCTGTTTATATTATATATACCCTCACACGAGCATGTGATAGTATATATATCCCGCCCGCAACCACCCTACGAGGGTAGCACATGAACCTCATACCTGTCAACCCCTGGCAAGACACTACCCGCCCTGGCACCGAGCGCATCGCGTGCTTTTTTGAAGAATTAAGATACAATCAAACATTACGTGATAGTGTTAATGAATATTTACAAGCACGCATTAGAATAATAAATGACACATCATGTCATAACTGGATTGGTCCATTTGATAGGAAAGGAATTCCTAGAATGAAGTTTCAGAACATGCGTATATCTCCAATACGAACAATCGCTGTATTAGCGGGCATTGAACTAGATCCCACAAGACCATGCCGTCAATTTAGACGTATGTGTGGGAATGTATACTGCGTCAATCTCGAACATATGACGGTGTCCTGATATGTATATCGACGTGCCAAACAAATTCGAACATGTTACTACATCTCCACAGCTTGCTGGCTTGTTAGATAATGACTTCAATTATCTATCGAACATACTCGCAAATCCACATTACATCCCACGAGTGGTATCCGATCTAGGTACTACCAATGAATTAGTCATAACAATTGACACCAATTCACAACCACTGACCTATCCATTATCATTATTGGTAATCCCCGCTCACAACAACACGGGAGCTACTACGATAGAGATCAATGGAGGGGGCGTAGTCACCATAAAACGTCAAACATTGGGCATTGTAGAAGACTTACTTCCAGATGATATCGCACAGGGCATTCCAGTAAACATCGTACTAACAAGCTCCTCCTCCGCATATCTGATAAGCCCTGCAAATCGCCCGCAGGTATACATAAGCGATGACATCGCTCCAGTCGTTGGGGCACAGATAGTCATAACGCACGGCCTTGGCGTTATTCCACATTATTGGCGCATCGACCTTGTGTGTGTAATCGCCCAATTCGGCTATAATGAAAATGATGTATGCCCGGATGCCGTCTATTCTCTTAACGGCGCTGAAAATGCCGGCATTCAGTGTACGTCCGCCACGACTACGACGATTACGTTTCGAATTCCAAACATATGGAATGGACTCAGAGTTTTAGACCCAACGGATGGTACTTGGCACTGGACTACATTAGCGAATTGGACGATGCGCTTTAACATATGGCGATTTAGATGAGGACATTGCGATGCGGTGGTCTAATGCATTCTATGACTTCATAGATAAACTCCAAATCGACTCTAAGGAATTAGGCAGGGTACGTCTACGTGATGTTCTATGGGGAACTCAGTCATATGTATTAGATGAAATCGCATCTGGATTGGACGATGGAGTCAGATGTTTCTACATCCTAAAACACCGACAAGGTGGGATATCCACCATCACTCTCGCATTAGATCTATTTTGGTGTTTCTATCACGACGCATTACAAGGAGCGATTGTAACAGACAAAGACGCACCAACAAGAGAGAACTTCCAAGCGATATTGCGTAGATTTCTCGCCTCTCTACCCAAGAACTACAAACAGCCATTAGTGAAGGACAATCGTTCCCTCATGATGTTTGCACGAGGATCACGCCTTGCATTCCTCGTGGCGGGTACGAAGAGGAACAATCCAAATCTCGGCCGGTCAGTCGGGCTCAACTTCATTCATGGCACTGAATGCGCATTCTGGGGAGATCAAGTCGGTCTCGCCTCATTAATGTCGTCACTCGCTGAGACTGCTGAGAATAGGTTATACATATTCGAGTCTACACCGAACTCCTTCAATTCCTATTACGAAGCATGTCAAACAGCGAAAATATCATCCGTTAAGAAATACATATTCGTTCCATGGTGGAGGAAGGAGACATTACGCATTCCAAAGTCTGATCCTAGATTTGCTCAATACATGAGTGAGGCGTACTCTGAGTATGAGCAAAAACAAATAGATAACGTGAAATCTGAATGGGGATATACGATAATACCAGAACAAATTGCATGGTACAGATGGAAGTCAGAGGAGGAAATATCCGATCCCAAGATAATGCACCAAGAATTCCCCTTCAATGATGAAGAAGCTTTCATCATGTCAGGGAGTCAAATCTTTGACAATACTAGATTAGAGCAAGTCGTGTCACCGGCATTACGAACATCATTCAAAGCATACCGTCATTCCGCCGGTGACGATTTCTTATCATGTACGTTACATCCTGTATCAACCGTCGATAACGCCGATCTACGTATATTCGAAGAGCCATCCCCGCATGGGTATTACGTAATCGGCGCTGATCCATGTTACGGTTCATCTCCTTCTAGAGATGCCGGAGCTGTTCAAGTACTACGATGCTATGCTGATAAACTAATTCAAGTAGCAGAATTCGCCAAGCACGGAATTCCAACATACCAGTTCGCATGGATCGTACTTCATCTCGCAGGGGTATACCGAGCGATAGTTAATTTAGAAGTAAATGGTCCTGGTATGACTGTGTTTGACGAAATGAAAATGATTAAGACATTATTACATCAAGGCAAGGTGGAGTTATACGACGATAAAGTTGATGATGTAATACGCAAGACGGTATCATCCGTTCGTTGGTACCTCTTTACTAGACCTGACTCATTGTATGGATCACCGGCATACCACTGGAAGACAACGCAAGAAACAAAAGAACGCATGATGGCATTATATATCGGTGCGTTCGAACGAGGCATGTTACAGATCAATTCTGTTCCATTATTGCGTGAGATGCGTACGTTGATCCGCGACGATGATACAGGATCAATAGAAGCGTCATCTAATCATTACGACGATCGCGTTATGTCTATGGGAATGGCCGTACAAGCGTGGCACGATCACTACCGCAAGAAGCTAATCCGAGAGGCTAGAACGCTAGCATCCGAAACTGAGCGGACAGCTAAACTATCCAAGACGCCATCGAACAACATGGTGCAATATCATGTCGAAGAATATCTCAAATCCATTCCTCAACGTGACGCGTATAGACAAATGGTCACTTCCAAAGGTGCGGCCTATGCCTCTCGCTGGCATAGAGAGGGATAAAGAGGACCCAATACCATGGCGATATTGCGAACTTATATATGCGATGAATGTAACATTCGCTTCGACTCATTCGACGAGATGACATATGTAATATGCCCTAATGGTGAATGTACGTCACATGCTAAGAAAACACGCCCAAAGAAAGCCATAACCGCTCCGCACGTGCATACGAAGCGTAGATCTAAGAGGAAGGAAATTCAAGAGCAATTCTCTAGAATGTCTAAATACGACGTAATAGACTTCGCACAGGAAGTCGTATCGCGTGAGTGCGGCATGACGGACTTAAATACGAATTCTCGTGAAGGAGATATCGCTGCCATTCCAGCGTATGAACCAGGAATGACCGAAGCCTTCTTCGGCGCTAGTGACCAAAATCCGACAGCATCGTTTATGCACGATGTTAGCAATATACCACTTGAGTCCCTTAGGCAACAGATGGTGGCTGACGGTGTGGGCAACTCAGCATTGGACGCTGCACAAGAAGGGGCAAAACAGAGGTTCGATGCTATCACTAATCACGCGCGCAATAATATATCGCCCAGGGATAGCGCCTACGTTAATGACATACACGACATGAAAGCCAAACGCGATGCTCATACCAAGCGGTAATGCTAGAAACAAGCATAAAACAGAACAATTCTTATTCGATTTAGTTCAGAAATGTAGAGAGGGATTAAACAATCGTGTTGAGTTCTATCGCACTGCTATGGCATACTACGAGCATGGTAAGAAGGAGATCGACCCAACACCTGCGCAATACAACTTACTCGCAACCAACACAGACAAGCTGACATCATTCTTACACTCTAAAGAGAATGTCAGACTAACCATCAGTCCAGTAGACTCATCAAACATCGCAGCAGTCAAGCGTGCGTCAATAGCGACGAGGGCGTTAAACTCTTCTTACAAGTCAACATCAATGGCGGATATTGTCGCTACTGCGGTGAAGTTGGGTACGATCCTATCCAATTGTTTCGGTGTCGTGGATATAAAATCCAGCAACTCCATCCAACCACGCATCGTTCTTCCCACCGAAATGTCTCTATATCGTGATGATGTGCTAGACATATCCGATCAGGAGGCATTCGTTCATACATGCGTAGTTGATAAACATGAAGTAGCACGCGCAATCCGTGGACTTCCTAATGAAGAGGAACTGGACAAATCTCTCCGTCGTATGGCACGCGATCGTCAAGCTGATGATGGCATGACACTCGCCACAACAGTTGGAAGAATTGTCTTATCTCAAGTCACACCGACAGTGCGTGGTAATGTGGATTGGCCAGGCAACGCGTTCAATCCCTACCGACGGAACACGGTCCATGACGCATTGCTTCTACATAAGATATGGATATGGGACGATGAACGTGATGAAGGACGTGGTGATTATTCACAATTCTTATTCATCGAACCCGACATCATCCTACGTGGTAAGTATAAACGAGTTAATCCATTCTATCCAAAACATCAGCCATACTTCCATGTAGTTCCATTTGAACGCCCTGGATATGCGTATGGCACATGCATTCCGCAACGCGCATGGTTATTACAAGACAGAATTAACGAACGAGTGGAACAGATATGGCGATTGCAAGACTTGAACGTGGATCACTCATTTGCACTTTTAGGCGCAATGGATGATCCTGAAGAAGTGAAGAAGGTAATCAATACTCCTGGTGCTATATGGATTAACGAGACCGCTACTGCAAAGGTACAAGACATCACCCCACCGTTGCCGATAGATGTATACGATGAATACAAAAAGTTAGAGGAGATGATTGCCACGCAATTCTGGCTGAACGATCTCTTGCAAGGCAAAGGTGAGACCGGTGTCCGCTCTCGGTCTCATGCGACACTATTATCTCGTATGTCCGCTGGTCCTATTCGTGACGCAGCACTATCCCTAGAACCTCAGATAGCACGTGCTGGTGATGTATTATTCAAAGCTAAACAGAAGACAGATAAGACAGTCTACCGAGTAGACGATGCTGGAGAAGATAGATTTCTCCTCGGGCAATTCGACTATGACTATTACCTTGAAGTAGATGCACATTCCACATCACCGGTATTCTTGGAAGAAATTGAAGACAAACTGTTTGAATTGCACACTCGCCAGGTGATTGATGGAGTGGCGCTATTGTCTGAGATTTCAGTACCTAACAAGGATCAGCTAATCGTGTCCTTAAAGGAGCGCATTCGTAACGCACAACAGCTGGAGACCCAATCGCAATCCGCACAACAGTCAACGCGTGGATGATCAACACATTATGTCTTATACTTATAGAGTACGTTGCCTTGTCTTCTCTCGCATGTCGATAGGCGACGTTATCTAACACTGTGTTAGATGTCACACTTAAACGATGGAGACAACACAATGGCGCGCCGTCGTCGGGGCCGTAGGGGCCGTAAGTAATGCCGAAGACCGTGAAGAAAGCCCGTAAGGGGCGTAAATCACGTAAATCACTTGGCAAGTGGAGTAGCTGACCGTGGATGCTCTCGGCGGCATGGCTCCCTCGCCTGGTGGTATTGGAGCACTTTCTCAACCTCAAGGACAAGGCGAATTAGCCGCCGGAGCATCTTCTATTCGTCAAGCTATGACGTTACTAGAAGGGCAGCTTCAAATATATCAATCACAACCAGATGCGTATGATGCGATTGTTAAAGCGCTACAAGCGCTGAGCAAGGTATTCAAGACTGACGCTTCTACAAATCAACTAGATGCCGCCGGATTGCGCGATCTAATTGCTCAAGCGAGCCGAGCAGCACCAGTCCCAGGAATGCCCGCTGGCCCGTCGCCTAATCCACAGCAACAACAAATGATGGCTTCCCCACAATGAGCAAGGACATTCTCTTCCCATCGCCATCTGAACCCATCAGTGGTGATGCACAGATCAACCAAGTTCATGACGTATCCGCTGAACTTATGACCACGCCTAACGTCATCACTGCATCTAACATCGGCCGTCCTGGTAAGATGTCAATCAAGCCCGTTGGAGATGGTCGATAATCCATGCCCGACGATACCCCCCTAACGTATGAACAAAATGCCGGCGCTTTATTACGCAAGATGATGCGGTCATCGCATCGAGATACGGTATATGAGATCGCTAAGGAATTATCACCAAACGATTTCACCGTAGACCCACATATCGAGGCTGTGCGAGATGTCAAAGCGGAAATCGCCTCATTCAAAGAAGAGCAAAAGCGCGAACGTGAAGCACGAGAACTTGCCGAATACCAAACGCGCATTGACACGCAACGTGCGCGGCTTAAGCGTGAAGGATACGCAGACGACGGGATAGAGAAGATCGAAGCGTTAATGAAAAGCGAACAAATCGGATCGTATGATGCAGCACAAGCATTATATGAAAGACGATATCCTAGTAGGAAGGACGACGAAATCCCCGCGTACGATACGCGTTCCGTGTTCGATGTTGGAATGGGCGACACGGATAAGGAGTCAGCTAAGGAATTATTCGCAAATCCCGATCGCTGGTTGGATAGACAACTCAGGACCATGAAATTCTAAAGGACAAGCACACATGCCCCTCTCTGGCACTGGCATAGTCCCCGCATCGGGGGCTGTATTTGACGAACTCACCTCAGTAATTCGTAGGGCGTTCACTCCATATCTTACCGTACAATTCGGCCAAGCGACGCCAGGACTATCCGCGTTCTTTGCTAATGCTGAGAGGGTGAGTGGTGGTATCTCTCAAATCACCATCCCTGTCCAATACCAAGAAATGGTATCATTCTCTTGGGCTGGATATGACGCATCTTTTGATCGTCCTACCAATCCTGTTGGAATTACGAATGCCCAATTTGACGTCAAACTCGGTATGGTTCCGGTATCATTCCTTGGAATGGAAGCGGCGGTTAGCGCACAACACACCGTAGTCCCGTTGATGAAAGCACGCATGGCGGGTGTTAAACGTGTCTCCATGACCGTGATGTCACAAGCAATATTCAACAATGATTACACCACGGGTATCTATGGCGGTGCTGCGAAAGATCAAATTGTCGGCGGCTTACCAATGGCGTTGGACGCTGGTGCTAGTGCTGTAGCATATGGTGGCATCACACGCGCATCCGGTGTCGCAACATGGTGGGAAGGCCAAAAATACGCCACTGGTGTTGCAGTCAATTCCAACGCACGAGCCAATCTCGCTCAGATGCTTGTGAAAGCCACGCATTACGCTGGTGGTGAGACACCCAATGTTATCTTCCTATCAGCGCAAGATTGGGCAATCGCCGCTGGTGATTGGATTGGAACTGAGTCCCGTCAGTTGGTCCCAGGAGCGTCATTCGCTGGTGATATTGCCAACGCTGGTTTCACCGCATTATCAGTATGCGGAGTTCCTATCTTCTATGACCCATTCATCCCCGTCGGCAAAGCGTACATGGTGAATACGAAGTACGTGAAATTGTACGTACACGATGATTTAGCATTCACCTTCACAGGTTTCTATTCCATGGTGCCGAATGGCCAAGTTGGTTATGTCGGTGTGATGTTGCTCGGATCAGAGTTCGTGTGCGAAAAACCATCTTCATCTCTATATCTATCTAACGTTACTGGCGGCGCTGGTTGGTAAATAAAGGACGCAAGTAGATGACAAATCCCCCATTCCCGATTACCCCTGGTGTATCGATCGGTGCAGCGCCTATTGGCATTGGTCAATCTGTAGCATTCGGTGCTGCTGGTTCTCCGTTCGGTGCAGTTACTTCTACAGGCAATCTAACCGATGCGACGGTGTTAATCTTCCCACGAGGATTATACATGGTTGAATACGCTGCTAAAGTCGGTATCGAGGTTCGTGCTGCTGGCAGTGGTTCAACTTGGGTAAATCTCGCCAATGGAGCATGGCCTGGTGGCATCGTAGCATCCGATGGATACAACGTCCGCATCCGCAACATCACCGATACTGCTACAGTGTCCACTAGCTACTTCGCAGTTGATCCAAATCTCGTTTAATAAAAATGTCGTACGATGGCTATAATCGACGATTACGTACTAGGAACGCGTCGTGTTCTGAATGATGTTAGCAAACGCAACATCGTCGATGATGCGGAGATTGTCGATTATGTCAATGAAGGAAGGGATACAGTAGCTGAATTATCTCTCTGTTGTAGAGAGCTGATTTCCTCCACATCTACCCCCTCCATCACGTTCATCCCAAATAGTGAGACGATAACACTCGACACGCGTATCATATCCGTGTTCGAGGCATCGCTCACTTGGTCATCTACGATTAGATACTCATTGAAACCAAGAACATGGGCCAAATTCTCTGCCGTAGAACGTTCTGTGCCGACATATAAGCAAGCACCTACGAGTTTCTGCAATGCCTTTGGAAAACTATGGCTCTTTCCAATACCAGACATGTTCTATGAATGCGAGTTCGAATGTGCTATATATCCACTTCCACTAGCTCTTGGAAGTTCTGCGGATGATGCCATCCCCATTCCATTTCGCAAGGCAGTGAAGTTCTTCGCCGCTGAACAAGGATGCATAAGAAATTCTGAAGACGCGCGAGCGGAGAAACTAAATGCGCGTGGACGGATGCAATTGATTTCGAGTAATAAAACACGCAATCCGTACCTAACATCAAGGTAATGGTATCGTGCCTAGTTACCGTGAATGGTTTGGATCGCAGACTAAACTAAGTCACAGCGCACTAGACGTCACACCTACGAATGGATTGGATACCAAATCCGCCAGAACCGCAGTTGGTGCTAACTTCGCGTCGTGGTTATTAGGCTTCCATCCTGAAGGTGATCATAAGATCAGCACCATCCCTGGCCCAACAGCGGAAGCGTATGTGGTGTCGGATGGTGATATTACGTCGTTCTACCATTTCACCATAAACCAGTCTAAATACGTCGCCATCGTAACCACCACTGGCGTGATATATATATTCGATGCGATATCGGGTACATCAATATCATCCATCAAGCATGATTGGATTGTTACCCCTGCCTTATTGTCATGGATGGCCTCTCGTCTGCTCGTTCTCACCTCTGTTGGACTGTTATGCTGGAATGGTAAAACATGGTCACTTCCTTCGTCAGTAGCGCCTGAATTCACCGTCACCAACGTAGGTGGCGGATATTCCACACAACCAACAATGACAGTTAGTTCCGGTACCGCTACTGCTAAGCCATTGATGGCGATACGCGCGGTGACGATAAATGCCGGTGGCACGGGATACGTTGTCGGAGATGTGGTAAGTGTCACCACTGGAACAACCGCAGTGGGACTAGCGCAAGCGCAGTTGTTAGTCACCACTGTATCAGTAGGCGTGGTCACTAACGCAATTGTTCTTAAAAACACGGAATACTCAACACTCCCAACATCCCCCGTCGTTACGTCGGGAGGAAGTGGAACTGGGCTGAAGTTCACGTTCACATACGATGTAGTGGATATCGAATTAGAAACATCTGGCATTGGATATGATCCTAGCACCCCTCCAACATGGACGTTCAGCACGGGCACGGCCGCTGCTACGTGCGTAGTGATGCCGACGGGATTGTTTGGTAAGGATATGGAGGTATTCCAAGAACGTCTATGCGTGATAAGTGGACGCGCACTGATTTGGTCAGCTCCTGATAGTTACGTAGACTTCTCCACAGGTAATACTGGAGGATTAGCGATATCCACCGATCCGTTGATGCATGAGGAGTACAACGCAATTGTAGCATCCGTAGGGTATCTATACCTCCTTGCGGAGGGTTCTGTATACATCATCTCTGGATTTTATCCAAATCAAGCAGGTACCGCATACGTACCTGATTTACGTGCGATATCCCACAGCAATGGAACTAGCTACAGAGACTCCGTGATCGCTACAGATAACATAATCCGGTACGCTAACGAAGATGGCATATACGCCATAGAAGGCGCACAAGTTGCTAAGGTATCGACACAATTAGATGGATTTTACAAAACCATTGTACGCTCAGCGGGTGCGATGGTACTTCCTCCGATGGCGTGTGAGTTTGAACTAAATGGGGTATTGTGTGTTGGGTTTCTATTTAAGTATAATGACGGACAGGAGGATAGCTCAATCTTAATGATAACAGACGGGCAGAAATGGTTCGCTGACTCACAGGCAAGTGACATGACATGCGTAGGGTCGTGTCACATCATAAACCCAGTTAAAACTGCGCATTACGCTAGCGGAAATGACCTCTATATGATGTTCCAAGACTATGACACGCAAAGAGATCGGATCATCAAATCTGGTCTATCATCGGAAGCGTGGTTCTTGTTCCGTCGAAACATGGATGCTATTGGATTAGTCCTTGGAGAATACACCAATCAACATGACACCGATTACATAGATATATATGTAGATACCGAATATCATTCAGACCGTGAAGGCATTCCAGATGCAAAAGCCGCATTACAATTCATAACCGATGAGGGATTGATATTACGTTGGTTAGGTGATGTGACATTCGATTTCTCTACGCCTAAGACAGTGCTATGGAAGAAGATTGAGCAAACAGGATATTTCCTAGGCGCTACGCTAAAAACAAACATCGCTAACGGTGTAATCACGCATCTCGGCTTCCAGTCCTCTCCGAGTTCTGTAATGGTGTCGTGATGGCTGATACGAGATTAATCGATCTACAGAAAACAGAACTTACCGAACAAGGAGCGCTAAATCATTACCAATTACACATCGATACATCAATGTTGCTAAACATCCTTCGTCATGGCAGCATAGGACAGGTCCTAACCCGTACTGGTCCTGGGCCGTATGACTTCAAATGGGTATGAAATAATGCCATATCTCATAACCGGATTGCCTAGATCGCGTACGGCGTGGTTAGCAACGGTCTGCAACGCGGCGACGAATACGATTTGCTATCATGAACCAACTAGGAATTGGACCAGTTGGAGGCAGATTGCATCAATATACGATGATGACGCCACCGCTGGCGTAGCGGATAGCTTGCTTGCTTTATATGTCGAGCAGTTGTGTTCCATGTACCCCACACTCCGCGTCCTTGCTGTACTACGACCTATCGAGCAGGTGCGTGACGCCTTAGACGAGATTAAGGCATATCATGAAGGTTACAATAATGCACTTGGCGTGGCATTGTCCAAAATCGCTACGCATTCATCAGTGTTATGCGTTAACTATGACAATCTAGACGATATCAACATTGTAATAACATGTCTGGAGTACATAATCCCGCACGTGGAGATACACTATCACAAGCTTGAGGAATTGATGTATCTGAACGTGCAACAAACTGCTGATACAATCAGTCGGTGTTCGAAGGGGGTATCACCAAAGTTGATTAAAGAAATCATGGAGCGGATATCATGGCGATAATCACCGCAGGGATTATTGGCGCCGGCGCTATTGGCGGCGGCTTACTTGCTGGAAAGGGAGCGAGCGCATCTGCTGGCGCATCGAAATCTGCCACGAAGGCGGCTAAACAAGCATATAAGCTCGCTCCTCGTATTGGTGCGTATGAAACACAGTTTCAAGACTACGCGCAACAATTCAAGGATTTATCCTCTCAAGTAATGCCGATCGCACAGGCGGGATCAGCGCAGGTTCAACAAATCGCAGGTACGTTAGCGGATATTGGAGGCACTGCGAAGGCTCAATACGAAACATTATCCGCGCCATTAACCACTGGTGTATTACCTGGTCAATGGGAGAGTATATTACAACAGCATCTAGCCGCCGCTAAAGCACGAATGCAGGCTACGTATTCCGCCGCGGGGATGGGACGGTCCACTGCTGCCGCGTCCGATGCTGCGGTATTGGAGAATATGTCATTCGAGGAGCGATACAATGTCGCTAAGGACATGTTCACACAATCAATGCAAGCAGCGATGGTATCACTAAATGCACTGAACTCTGCGGGCAGATTTGATATCGCATCTGAGGAAATGTTAATGGGGGGACTAACGACTGAGAGCGGGTTATTACAAACTGCGATGGGAGCTACGACGGAAGCTAGGAATTCATTGGTAGCGGAAGCTAATACGTATTTAGGAGCAGGAAATAGCCTAACAAGCATATACCAACAAGCAGCCAATGAACAACTAGCTCAACAGAACTTCATGGCGGAGATGCTGAATGCTATGAATAGCGTGGGCCCATTATTTCCTAATGCAACACCACAAACAGCTTTGTCATCCTCCGCAGCAAACACTTCATACGTAGGTGGGTTCGCTCCTGGTTCTATGGGAGCGTATTCATCCATGTTCGGTGGCGGATTGTATTGATTACTTATCTAACACGGTGTTATATCCATGCCTGAAGATGCCGATTACGGTGATGTACTTTCCTCTGCAGCGGGGGATGCGGGATCTGTGTTATCTCAATCCCAGGCAACAGTATCGGAGTCTCTACGCGCATACCCGACTGAGATGAAGGAT